ACAAGACTACTTAGTACAATCTTTAGATGAACGTGTAAAAACCGCTGCAAAAAGGGCGCAAGATTTACAGGCAACCAATATGCCTAATGTTGATCGTGCTCAGATAAACAAGCAAGCTAGAGACATAGTAGAAAGCGCACTTGTTACAGCAAGAAAAACGGAAAACCAACTTTGGTCCGGTGTGAAACGTGATTTAACGGTGAGGGCCGATAATACGCTTGAAGCATTTAATGACGTAAAAGCTTCTCTTGCGTCTGGTGAGGAGTTACCCGCACCACTGAAAGCAGTTATAAAAGATATTAAGAAAGACCAGAAAAAGAAAAAGCTTGGTAAGGGTGAGACTACAACTGGCAACCTGTTAAGGACTAGAAGCCGTTATTTAGAACTTGCTAGAGAAGCTAGGGCGCAAAGCAAATTTGGTGACGCAAGAATGTATTCCCAAGTTGCTGATGCAATGTTGAAAGACTTAGATCCGGTCACTGGTGATATAGCTAAAACAGCGAGAGAGTTTTCGAGAGAGCTAAACAAAAAGTTTACTCAAGGTTTTGTAGGGAAAACACTAGGCTTTGATCGTGATGGGGGTATAACTGTTGATCCTACTAGAACGCTAGACGTTGCGAGAAGTGGGCAAGATCAGCAAACTTTACTTAATCTGCAAGCGTTACGAAATGCAGCGGGTGATCAATCTGGTGATATGATGCAGTTGCAGCAAAGATTTTTACAATCTTTTGCGAGTGACGCTACAAACTATGATGGGTCCGTAAACCCGCAAAAACTTGATAACTTCATTAGATCCAACGCTCAGACAATACAGGATTTGGGATTAACAGATACGTTTACGAGCACTGAGCAAGCGGCAAGATTAGCTGAAAGAGTGGCAGATCAGTCTTTACAGGGTACTAAGTTTGCAAGAACAAAGTCTACCACAGCCAAGGTATTAGGCACAAACAACGTAAATGAGTTTATTAATAGAGTTTTACGTTCTGGTGATGTTGCGGGTGGTATCAAAGACGTATCTAGACTTGCTAAGAAATCAGGTGATCCAAGTGTGTTGGATGGGTTGCGTTATGGCGTTTATGAAACGCTATTAGACAATGCAACAACTTCAAGCGGCATGATCTCCGGTACTAGACTTGATCAGTTGTTAAACGCGAAAACAGGTAATCAGACTGTAAGACAAACATTAATGGTCAATGGTTTGTTTAATTCACAGCAAATGAAAAATGTTGATCGTTTAATTGCCAAGACAAAAGAGTTTGAAAGTGCATTGGCGAACACAGATCAGTTTGAAAATTTATTGGGCAAAGAAGATATATTCTTTGATCTTTTATTAAGAATAGGTGGCGCGAACTTAGGCGGTTCCAGTGCGCTAGGACAGGCGGCGGGTACTCCATTGGTCTTGGCAGGGGCAGGGGTTCGTACTGCGAAAAACGCCTTTGAAAAAATGCCAAAGTTAAGAGTTAAAACAATTCTCGCTGAAGCAATAAAAGATCCAAAGTTAATGGCTGATTTATTGGAAAGACCCACTACTGCGAAACTAAAAGCTGCACGAAACAAAAGGCTAAACGCTGTTCTGGTGCAAGCGGGAATATTTGACGGTTCAGAATTACTAGAAGAGGAATTTGAATAATGGCTAAAAACAATATCACTCAGTTTGATGCTACAGCGGCAAACAATACTGATATTCAATCGGTGGACATAGACGAGGGTTGCGCTCCATCCGGTATAAATAACGCAATCAGGGAGCTTATGGCTGATCTGAAAGACGTGGACGCGGGTACAGTTGCGCTAACTAGCCCAGACTTCACAGCATTTAAAGTTGGTGGGGTAACTATCACAGCTACCGGAACAGAATTAAACTATGTTGATGGTGTTACATCGTCAATTCAAACGCAGTTAAACAATGCTGCAACAACTGGAAAAGCCATAGCTATGGCAATGGTATTTGGATAATAAAGGAGTTTTTCAATGGCAAATCCAAATGTAGTCGCAGTAAGCAGTATTTATGCTAATACAGCCGTAGATGCTGATGTTGCTGCAAGTGCAGTTAGTTTATTAACCGCTGCATCAAATAAATTATTAAAGATAAATTCATTAATTATAGCCAACATAGATGGCACTAATTCGGCTGATATATCGGTTTGGATTACACGATCTGGTGTGGATTATTACATTGCTAAAACAATCACAGTTTCGGCTGATAGCACCTTGCTACCCATAGATAAAAATATGGGGCTGTACTTGGTTGAGGGTGACATACTCAAAATACAAGCAAGTTCAGCGGGAGATCTATCCGCTGTTTGTTCATATGAAGAGATTGATGACGCTTAATAGAAAGTAATCTTATGAAAGCTTTTGGTAATATTGCAAAAGATGGTCAGGTCAGGGCAGTCGCTTCTGGTGCTTTGACTGATGGCACTGCTGTTATTGTGAACGCTGATGGCACTGTGAGTGTTGTTAGTGAAACGTCACAAACTCAAGCAATAGGGTCTTCTGCTAGTTATGAGGCAGATAAAAATGGCAGCAGCGTAACGGCTGCAATAGTTTATGACAGCACCAATAACAAAGTGGTCATTGTTTACAAAGACGCAGCAAATAGCAGTTATGGTACAGCAGTGGTTGGAACGGTGTCAGGAACTTCCATAAGCTTTGGTTCTCCTGTTGTTTTTAATTCTGCCCAAACCCAAGTTGGTAGTAATCAACATAATGTTGCTACTTTTATTGATGGTAAAATTGTAATTGTTTATGGAGATGGTTATTCACAAGGCGAAGCAATAGTTGGCACTGTGTCAGGAACGTCTATATCTTTTGGAACTGCTGCTGTTTTTAACAGTGGAAACACTGGTGAAGGGGCGGTTGTTTGTACAGACACTACTAATAACAAGGTTATTGTAGCCTATCGTGATGAAGGTAATAGCAATTATGGTGTGGCTTGTGTCGGCACTGTGTCAGGAACGTCAATTAGTTTTGGCAGTGAACACACTTTTAGAAGCACATCTATCTTTTCTACTAGCATAGGTTTTGATGCAAGCGCAGGTGCAGCAGTAGTTGCTTACCGAAATAGTAGCGGTGGTCAGTGTAGTGTTTTAACTGTTTCTGGTACAAGTGTATCCTCTGGTAGTGCCGTCACTTTTAACTCTTCTGCTAGTACAACTAATAATAATGTAGTGTACGACAGCAACGCACAAAAAACTGTTATAACGTATGTTGACGGTGGAAACTCCTCTTATGGAACTGGAATAGTAGGAACTGTATCAGGTACATCTATAAGTTTTGGGTCTGAAGTTGTATTTAATGCAGCAACAACGTCTCATGTAGGGGCTGCTTTTGACAGTAACGTAAACAGAATTGTAATTGCCTACTCAGACGGTGGTTCAGCAGGTAACTTTACTACTGGAATAGTCAGTGGAACTTCCATAACTTTTGGTCAAACAGAGACACAATTTGCTGCGTTTAATCCCTTTTATAGCCGTCTTTGTTTTGATAGCTCTAGCAACAAATGTGTTCTTGCCTATATGAAGGGGTCAAGTGACTATGATAATTTAAGTGCCGTTATTACAGCAGGGGCAACTAGCACTAACCTTACCTCAGAAAACTTTATAGGTTTCTCAGACGGTGCATACGCAGACACACAGAGTGCTGCAATAAACACAACAAACACAATAGACAGAAACCAAAGCGGTTTAACCGCAGGGCAAACATATTTTGTGCAAAACGATGGCACACTAGGATTAACAGCGGCTTCTACTTCAGTAACAGCAGGGACTGCTATATCAGCTACGGAACTAATAGTGAAAGGTTAAACAATGAAAACTATTGTAGAAACATCAACAGGTCTTTGCAAATATCTACTAGCTGACGATGTAGATGTAACAGCAACAGCAACAGAAATCACTGTAGGTGATCCGGCTCAGTTTATTATCGCTGATCTCAATAGCACAACGGTAACAGTGACTGACAATGTAACCAATGCACCCGAAGATTGGACAGGCAACAAGTATTTCTTTGACGGTATAACCTGGACAGCCAACCCTGATTGGGTAGACCCAGACGCTGAAGAGGGTGGGGAGTAAAACATCATGCGTATCATTGGTAATGATCCAAGCGTACCCAGACAAGAGCACGCTGTAGCTAGTGGTACGCTGACAAATGGCAAGCCTGTTGTTGTAAATGCTGATGGGACTGTGAGTATTATTAGTGGGTCAAGCGCCTCTTTAGGTTCAGAGGCTGTTTTTAACAGTGCGTCAGTCAATTATACAAATGCTACTTTTGATAGTAATTCAAATAAAGTAGTTGTTGCTTATAACGATGCAGATAATTCTTTTTCTGGTACAGCGGTTGTCGGAACAGTAAGTGGTTCATCTATTACTTTTGGAACCCCTGTCGTATTTAATTCTGGCGAGTCCGCATGGGTTTCTATCGCTTTTGACAGCAACTCAAATAAGGTTGTAATAGCGTATTCAGACGCAGGTAATTCTCAGTATGGAACCGCAATAGTTGGAACGGTAAGCGGCACAAGTATTAGTTTTGGTAGCGAGGTTGTTTTTAATAGTGGTAGCTCAAGACGGATGGATATGGGTTTTGACACTAATTCTAACAAAATTGTAATAGCGTTTGCTGATGTTCCTGCTGGCGAAGATGGCACGGCAATTGTAGGAACAGTATCGGGAACCTCTATATCTTTTGGCAGTAAACAAGCTTTTCATAGCTATCAAATTGAATATCCTGCGGTTGCTTTTGACAGTAATTCTAACAAAGTAGTCATAGCTTATTCTGCTTATGATGGTGGCGACAAGATGAGCGCAGTTGTAGGCACAGTATCTGGCACAAGTATTTCATTTGGAAGCACTGCTTCAATCCTATCAGGCACTTATGGCATACATAATGGTGCTACTTTTGATAGTAACAGCAACAAAGTGGTAATTACTTTTAGGCATCAAGGCAGTTCTAGTCATGGTACGGCTGTAGTTGGTACGGTTAGTGGAACTGACATAACTTTCGGAAGTGCCGCTGTTTTTAACGCTGCTACTACAAATTACCCTGCGCCGCAATTTGATAGCAACTCTAATAAAGTTGTTGTTTCCTATTTAAACTCCGACACAAACGTAGCGAGTATAGTTGCGGGAACAGTAAGTGGAACGTCTATAAGTTTTGGTAGTGCAACTGCTTTTAACACTGGAACAACTAATTACATTAAAAACACTTTTGATAGTAATAGTAATAAAGTAGTCACGGTTTACAGAGATAACGGCAATTCAAATTATGGCACAGCAATCGCTTTTGCTCCAGACTCTACCACCCTCACTTCAGAAAACTATATCGGCATATCTCGTAGCGGTGCAGCTTCTGGTGCAGGGGCTATCATAGATACGCAAGGTGCAATAGCTGACAACCTATCAGGGCTAACCGCAGGGCAAAGCTACTTTGTTCAGACTGATGGCACATTAGGTACAACGGCTGCTACTCCTAGCGTCTTTGCAGGGACGGCTGTATCGGCAACTAAACTTATTGTGAAAGGTTAAACATGTTAAAACGTATAGGGGCTGAAGAGAGTGGTGAGTTAAAAGCGATAGCCAGTGGCACACTGCCAAGCGGTAAGCCAGTGATTGTTAATGCTGATGGGACTGTGAGTACTATATCGGGTTTACCTGCATCGTTTGGAGCGCAACAGGAGTTTGAAAGTGGTTCACCTGAGCCTCTAGCAGCAGCATACGATATCACCAATAACAGATTAGTTGTAGCTTTTACAGACCTTAATCATAGTGCTAGAGGTAAAGCTATTGTAGGAACAGTTAATAGTGATAATACTATTACATTTGGATCGCAAGCTACATTTAAATCATCTTCCTCGTACAGCATCTCGCTTGATTTTGATACAGCAAATGGAAAATTTTTAATAGCATATCGTTCAAGTAGCACTGTATTTGCTAGAGTTGCTACGGTTAATTCTTCTGATAATTCTATTAGTTTTGGCACTGAGGTTACTGTACAAACAAGTATAAATACTGGCTTTGGGCATCGAACTTGCGTGTATGATCCTGATAATGGCAAGTTTTTAGTTATTTATGCTAAAGATAACGCAAAAGGATTGGCTAAAGTTGGTACAATAAGTGGTACAGATGTAAGTTTTGGAAGCGAAGCAGAGTATGAGAGTAGTAAAAGTGGTACACAACAATCAATGGTGTATGATACTGGCAGTAATAAATTTGTTCTTGCATACCTTAGAAGTGATGGTAGCACGACAGATGTTGCAGTTAGAGTTGCTACAATAAGTGGTACAAGTGTAAGTTTTGGCAGTGATACACAACTTATAAATGCCAATATTAGTAAACATTTTGGCATAGCTTACGATCCAGTAAATAACAAAACTCTTGCTGTATATAGAGACAGTGGAAATTCTGATTATGCTACTCTAAAAGTCGGAACTGTTTCAGGGACAGGTATTTCATTTGGCTCCGCTGTTGTTATTGATTCTGGAACAGGTTCATTTCAACATGATGCAGCATATAATACAAGCACAGGCACAGTAGATATAACGTACAGAGCAGATGGATCAAATTCTAATGTGGCTCGTTTTGTTAGTGCGACAATAAGTGGAACTAGTGCAACTGTCACTACACCTGTTTCTTATACAGATGGGGAAGCTAATGATTTCCATCTTGTTTATGATCCCGATAATTCAAAAATGATTTTTAACTTTCGTGACCACACTACTTCTCAAAACGGTGTATCTGTAGTGCGTCAGCCAAACACTCTCAACCTCACCTCAGAAAACTATATTGGTATATCCAAAGGTGGCGCTGTAGCTGACACCAAGGGTGCAACTGTAGATATTATTGGTGCAGTAAATGATGAGCAATCTGGCCTCACCGCCGGACAACAATATTTCGTACAGACAGATGGAACGATAGGCACAACGGCTGCAACGCCAAGTGTACTGGCAGGGACTGCTATCTCTGCAACTGAGTTATTAGTAAAGACATAGGTGAACCATGAGCAAGCCAACATTAGCTTCATTAGATAAAAGGGTGGTAAAAGTGGAAACCCAACTGGAAGAAAGATGGAAAGAAACCATCCTAAGAATTAAAAGGCTAGAAAATATACTTATTGGATCAGCGGGTGCTATGATCCTATTGCTGATTACCATAATCACCAGAATGTAAATGGACCCAGTAAGTTGCGTTGCCCTAGCAACAGGAGCGTATAAAACGCTTAAAGCTGCAATTAGCACGGGCAAAGACCTTCAAGAAATGTCGGGAACTTTATCGCAATGGGGAAAAGCATTTTCTGATTTTACCAACTTAGAAGAGCGTGAAAAAAACCCACCTTTTTGGAAAAAAACCTTTAAAGGAAGCGATGAAGAAACCGCATTAGAAATCTTTGCCAACAAGAAAAAAATGGAACAAATGAGGGCTGAGATAAAAGACCATATCAGTTTTAACTATGGGCCGAGTGCTTGGAAAGAGGTTCTACAGATTGAGGCTCAAATGCGGCGTAGACGAAAACAAGAGTTATACAAAAAGCAAGAGCGTATAGACGCAGCAATAAACTTTGCGATTGGTGCATTTATTTTTGTGCTTAGTGGCGGTGTTTTGTTTGTTTTGTTTTACTTCTTAGGCAAGTGGCAGGGGCGTTGGTGAATGTGGGTTTTGTTGTGGGTTCAGTTATCAACGTCTGGGTTCGAACACTACCACATTGGAAGCTACACCAAGCAAGAGGTTTGCGAGATAGCCAAAGAGGACGCAAGCGTTCTTGTGACAAGCGATAAAGCAAAAGTTGTGTGCATTAAACTAGAGCTTTGAAACTCAGAGAATGTAAGGGAAAGTTTGTTGTTTATGACAGCAAAGGGCGAGTGGTGGTTATCACTCGTGAGCGCAAGATTGCGATTGAAATAGCAAGGAAAGCAGATGGTAAAAATAACGTCAAGCGTAATAGACGAGCTTAAAATACTACCCAGGTTGATGATGTTAGCCATTACAATTATGTGCTTCCAAGTCACAAACTGGATGATCAGTTTAGAAGATCCAACCCTAAATCAATCAGGATTTTGCAGCGTGATATTTGGCTGTTTCTCAGCTTGTTTCGCGGTGTGGTTGGGTAAGGAAGCAAAAACAGACAGAGGGGTGAGCGCACATGCTCCAAGCATTGATAGGGCCGATTACTGAATTAGCGGGAGGGTGGCTAAATGCCAAAACGCAAGCTCAACAAGCAAACGCAAAGCTCAAGCTCACGGAAGCCGAAGCCAAAGCAAAAATCCTTGTCTCAAAAGAAACCTCAATTGCCGATTGGGAAAAGATTATGGCGCAAGGTACTCAGTCTTCTTGGAAAGACGAGTGGCTAACAATATTGTTCTCTATCCCACTTATTTTGGCGTTTTGCGGTGAGTGGGGGCGAGGTGTTGTAGCTGAAGGATTTACAGCTTTGGAACAAATGCCAAGCTACTATCAATACACCTTGGGTGTTATTGTAAGCGCGAGTTTTGCGGTACGTTCAGCAACTAAGTTTTTCGGGAGAAAATAATGGAGATGTGGCAATGGATTATGTTGTTTACCGCGGTGTCTCTGAACACTCTAGTTAATTGTTTAAGACTGTATTTGGAGAGCAAAAGGTGAGCGATTTAAAGCTTCCTCTTGGCCTTGTGCTTGCCATGCTTGTTCAGTTGGTGGGGGGTGCCTTTTGGGTGAGTAAACAGGCTCACCGAATAGAACATCTAGAAACCCAGGTTAAAGATAATTCTGAGTGGATTGACCAACTTTACACAGAGAACGAAATGCTCATCCGGTTCGCAACATTTACGGAAAACCGTTGGGCTGAGAGTTATGAAGAATTTGGTTACACGCGGCAATGGGGCCGTAAGCCAGTGGAGAAAGATAATGAGTGAAGGATTACGCAACTTACAACAGCGTTGTGGGTGTACGCCAGATGGTCAATTTGGGCCTAATACGGCAAAAGGAATTATGAAGCATTATGAATTGTCTCAGAATAAGGCTGCACATTTCTTAGGACAGGTGTGTATTGAAAGCATGAACTTTCAAGCCGTTGAGGAAAACTTAAACTACTCAGTCGATGCTTTGATGAAAGTATTTGGCAGATATTTCAAAACTCCGGCTGATGCAAAGCCATATTCAAAAAACCCAAGAGCACTAGCAAACTATGTATACATGGATAAAAACCGTAGTGAAAAATCTAAATTAGGAAATGTAAATACAGATGATGGTTGGATTTTTCGGGGACGCGGATTTTTACAAATTACCGGACGTGCAAACGTGCGTAAGTTTGCGTCAGATATGCGCTTGCCGGACGTGATGGACGAACCACAACTAATCTCGTCACACTATCCTATGGAGAGCGCCTTGTGGTATTTTAACAAGCGGCGAGGGCTCTGGAAGATCTGTGACGAAGGTGTGAGCAAAGACACATGCAAACGTGTCACCAAAAAGGTAAATGGCGGGTATAATCATTTAGATGAGCGTACAGATCAAACATTTAGAATCTATGAGTGGCTGAAGTAATGGTCACGAAAAGTAAATGCAATCCAGTGACCAAGCTGTTTTGGTCACGAGTATTCTAATTTTACCGCAAAAATATTCAAAAATAACTAAGCGTAAGTTATTGTTTTTAATAAAGAAAAAGTGGAGCGGGCGATGAGATTCGAACTCACGACATTTACCTTGGCAAAAGAATATTACCTATAACGTGAATATTGCGTGAATATAATTTAATTTACATTGTTATCAATAAGTTAGGCGTATCTCATATGGGGTACGCCTCTTTTTTTATGGACATAACCATTCATTCATGAATAGAATAACAAGATAAAAGGGTAAAACAGTCTTTACCTGATACAATAATGAATGGAGAAAATATGGCACTATGGGAAGGTAAACACCTTAAATTACATCTTCGAGAACGCAGGGGTGAGCAAGCTTACGTAATCCGATATATGGATAAGAAAACCAACACTGAGAAAATGCGACAAGTACCAAAGGGCAGGGAGCCGATAGCTTGGGCGCAAAAACAAGACATAAAGCTAAAATACAATGGCACGTTAGATAAGGAACAATCTTCTCTTCTGGTGGATCGAATTACGCTCTACAAAGCTGAGATAGACGAAAGAGTTGAGAACTTTAAGAGTGACTCTAAATATGGGCGTAGGCTAAGACCTAACAGGCGCACAACTCTTTTGGTGCATATTAACAAACATATCCTACCGCATTTCGGGAATATGGATATTGAGGACATTACCACACAAAACGTAATGAAATTCCAAAAGGAACTAGAGAAGCGAATGTCTCCACAGTATGCCAACACAATTGTTGGAACTTTGCGTAGGATATTTAAGTTTTTCCGACAAGAAAGCTTGGTGCAACACAATCCTTGTGTTGACCTTGATCCTTTAGAAACGCGGGAGTCACAAGAGCGTTACACACCAACTGAAGAGGAAGTTGTTGCCATACTTAACGTCACAGGCGTGCATTGGAAGAAAGTTATGATTAAGCTTGCCGCTGCTAATGGAATGAGGATCAGCGAGATCCTTGCTCTCCGATGGGATGCTATCGACGGTGATAAAATCCACATTAGACTAAGCAATGACAGAGGCGAGCTAGGCGATACTAAGACCGCCGGAAGCAATCGTATCGTTAGAATTAGCAAAGACCTAAAAGATGATTTGGCACAGCTAAAATCAGTTAGCGATAGTCAATGGCTGTTTACCAATGCCAAGGGTAATTTATTCGCAGCAAGCGATGTGTTGAAATCGGTCCTACACAAAGCCTGTGTTAAGGCAAATGTGGAGAAGTTTGGTTTTCATGGTTTGCGTAGGTTTTACATTAACAAGCTTTTAAATGAAAACAAAAGCAAGGACCATGTACAGGTGCTTGTTGGGCATAAGGTGGGCAGTGATGTGACTGACAAACATTACCGCCAGATACGCCCTGAAGATGTCTATAAAGACGAGTACATCATAACATTACACTGAGGTTTTCGTGAGGCTAGTTTGTGTAAACTGGCCTCAGAAAACATTACCATTTCCAGGCCAGTTTTACAATTTGATTTTATTGATTTGGTCTATATTTTTGTGATCCAACAACCACATGGACAGCGTATAGATCATTAAGAGAAAACATCTTGGTTTCTCCTGTTTGTAGGTCTTTGAACATTATATTATTGGCGTTCATATTTACTAACTCTCTCACCACACCGACAAAAGATCCATCCACCTTAAACGAGATAACTACATCGTCCTCGACTTGTGGTGTTAATTGTGGATCTGCATATATAATATCACCCTCTCTATAACGCGGCTGCATTTGATCCCCATACACAGTCATAGCGTAGGCAGTATCAGAATATTCCAAAAAGCTTGGTTTCCGTATTTGTTGGTGAGCTAACCTATTAAACCCTAGTCGGGCTGCATGGGCATCGTTCAATTCTCTCACTTTTGTTTTCCCTTGGTATAAAGGAACGAACACGGCTGATGTGGTCTGTCTTACTGGCGAAAAATCTTGATCATCGGTCTTAGTTTTAAGATCGTCTACTGTTACCCCAAGTGCTTCAGCTATACGCACTAGCTTATCAAAACTTGGGTTTGTGACTTCACCTTTCTCATATTTGCTTATCTGGCTTTGACTCACGCCGGACAATTTTGCTAATTCGTCCTGTTTTACTTTTAACTTAGTTCTAACATCGTATATTCTTGTGAACACAATGTCCCCCACTCTTGTTACTCTATGGTGGTGGATGTATAACCGCCCACCTGTTTTCACTACTTACAAGACCGAAACGTGAAAAAATGTCAATTTTGTGTACATCTAATCCTAGTCTTGAATCACCGGATCTCTCAATAAAATTTACGGTTGGCGGGGCAAGAGCAAGTATTGGACTTCCCCAACTATTTCCACTAACCCAATCTGATCCGACAACTCCGCTTCGTGTGTTATGCTTAAATTTTATGTTTTTTCTGGCGGCTCTAGCATTTTTGCCAATTATATAAGCCCACCTGTAACGTGAATCTGCGAAAACTTTACCTTTATCAATTTTTAAATAAGCCATATTCACTTTTCATTCCTTATTCACGTAATTATTTTATTCACATATGAATTAATATGTCAATAATAAAAATAGTCAAAACTTAAAATGATTATAATATAACATTTCACACCACAATAAAATATAATAAAAACATACTATTAGTATCTACCTAAGTATTTAATATGAATATTTTACCTATATTATAGTTGACATTATGCATATTTAAGAACTATGCATAAAATAAAGCGACAAAAATTAGGCAGAAATCGTGCAGTTATTTGAGTATATGATCACAAAAGAGGTATCGCAAGCCTCACTCGCCAAGAGAATCGGCGTATCTCAACCCACCTTATCTCGTTATATCAGCGGTGACGTTCTACCAAATGTGGTGACTGCCTTGGAAATTCAAAAGGTCACGCAGGGTGACGTGCCAGTGGAAGCATGGCTCACGATCAAAGATGACATTCAAGACGCCATAAGACTTGTCCAAGCCGCCCAACGAGGTGAGGTGGTGTACGATGGTGAATAGTCGGGTTAAGGGCGCTCAGTACGAATCAGAAATAAAGAAAGCTTTATTTGATAATCTTGGGATTGTCTTTAAACGTGAGCTAAACCAATACAGAGAAGCTGATCATGGCGATCTAATCTGCGAAGAAGAAAACTTCCCATTTGTCATAGAATGTAAGCGGCGTATGGCGGGTAGTTTTAGTCAAACCTGGATAGAACAAGCTCAACGTGCGGCAGATCGAGTAGGCAAATATCCTTGCGTTATATATCGTTTTGACCGTCAACCAAGCATAGCAGTGATAAGAATAAATGCGTTTGCCAAGGCGGTGGGTGGCTCTTGGGATGAAAACACAGATCTCGTCAGTATGACAGTCGATGCGTTCTGTTCATTGGCGCGTGAACTAATGGCAATCACACCACTAAGAAACACAACGCCTGTCGTGCAAGTTAAACCAATAGATTGTAAAGAGTGTAATGGTTTTGGTGTAGTTAAACGCCACCCCTCTACTGAATATCTCGACATTTTTCCAAATGGTGACAAAAGTGGTGAAATAGTCTGCGAGATTTGTGACGGACACGGCAAAATTTATCCTGAAGATGAGGATGAATAATGCACGAAACTAAAGATAAATGGCTACGACAATATAAGCAAAAGACAGGTATATTCCACAATCTCACCAACAATGAATATCACGACAGCGAGGGAATATCCTCAAGCTTTGTTAAAAAATGGCTAACCACTACGCCATATCATGCAAGTCAACCTAGTGAAGATCTCAGCCCAAGCGTGGTGGATATTGGCTCTGGTGTGCATGCTATGTTTGAGGGCAAAAACCGAAAACAGGCTGTAATAGGCAAGCACAAAACAAGGGCAGGGAAAGCGTGGGCTGAAGATTATCAGCAAGCGAAAGAAGATGGTGTAATATTATTACCGGAAGGTGAATATGCCAAGGCGCTGCAAATGACCAAAGCGCTATGGAAGCATAAAGATATTCGTAAAATCGCCAGAAACAAAACAGCCGTTAAAGAAGCCAGTGTCTATACGATAGATGAAAAGACAGGGTTGCTACTGAAAGCACGTCCAGATCTCTACACAACAGACAAAGGCATCATTATGGATGTCAAAACGTTTGGTAAAATCCCAACAGAAAAGAACTTTTTTAGACAGTTTGTAGATCTGCATTACGGCACACAGGCCGCTTTTTACAAAAGAGTTTGTGAACAAGAAGGCATCCAATGCATCTATTTTGCTTTCGCTGTGGTGGAAAAGAAAGCCCCACATAGCGTCAATTTATTCCTCATGTCGCAAGAGCTTATGCGTATCTACGAAGAGCGTCTTGACGATGTGTTGGAAGAAATAAAAGAGGCCGAAAAAACAGGCGATTACAGCACTGGTTGGCCCTCTTTTACAATGCTTCATCCCGCCGAATGGATGGACACTCAACTATAATGGAGAAAAATAATGAAAACAATTAAGAGGTTTAAATCTCATTTTACGCCGATTGTGGAACTTCAGTTTCCGAAAATTGCATATCCAGAAAAATATACACAGGCGAACGGCTATGAGGCAGCTTTATCAACGGATAAGGATGCTTTTTGGTCTGTGGTATTTACACTTGATGAAGAGCAAAGAAAAGCCATGTGGGAGGTTGGTTTAGCTCATTACAATGACATGATACAAAAAGATAATATGCCCCCATTAAAAGAAGGTCAGTTGCTCTTTAGGTCTGAAAAGCCTTGGAAAGATATTGAGGGAAATCCTATTCATGGCATGTATCAATACACAGCGGGTAAACCCTGTTTTAATAATGCGGGTAATGCCACTCGCAGACCAGAAGTATTAAACGGAAATCGTGAAATAGTCAGTGATGTAAGTTTTTGGGGTGGTTCAACAGGACGTGTAAAATTAAGTATGCTATGTACTGTTAATCCTGGTAAGGACAAAATTGGTGGCATCAAACTTTATTTAGACAAAATCCAATTAATAAATCCGATTTATGGTGGTGGTTTTGAGAAAGAACCAGACGCACCAAGTAATAGTTTAGAAACAGCGACTACGACTGAAGAGCCTACGCCAATGGCTCAACCACAGCCATTACCTACCATGACGGAAAAAATTTACGGCGAAAAACCACTGTCTCAACCGACGCCGCCCACGCCACCGTCTTTTGATTTAGAAATAGAAGGTCAGGAACAGGCGGCAACGTCTAATGATATGGACGATGAAATTCCATTTTAGGACGGGGCTATGGCACGGTTTGAAAGTAAACGCAGAGAAAAGCTCTACCTGACGAAGTCGGGGGAGCTTGCAACCGATAAGCAGCTTTGGAAAATTAATCAACTGTCCACGCAGTTAAATAATGTATTAATACAAATAGAAGAATTAGGCGGCAGAGCTTTTATCGACGTCTACTGCGGTACGTTGCGCATAAACTTGCCTATATCAAGGCGCGACGCATCAAAAGCCATACTCCAATTACAAGAAGATTTAGATTTTAAACAACGTGAGTTGGAGCGTTGCAAAGCTGATGCCTGACTATGAACAACCTTATTGGAGTGAGTACGCCCAACGCATAATAGATGGTTTGGACCTCAAGCAAACCGCAAAAGGCGAATGGCATGGGTCTTGTGTGAATTGTGGTGGGACAGACAGGTTCTGGATTACCAACCACCAAGGCATAATCAAGACCCATTGCCGACAATGTGGGGATTTTAAAGCAATCCAAAGCGAACTCGCTAAACGCGGTCTGTGGTGCTCACTCGATCCAATCAAGGACAATGTTTTAACATTCCAACCCAAAGAAGATTTCAACGTGGAAGATACTAGGCCATATCACGAGAAAAAAGGCGTCGATCTGCTAGGTGCAAAGCTTGAAGGTAACAACGTAGTCATCCCACTGTTTAACATTCACAGACAACGTGTGGGCGAACAAACCATCTCACCAGATGGAAAGAAACTATTTAGCACTGGCCTAGATAAGTCGGAAGGTGTTTTCGGTGTGGCCGGAAAGCTTACCAAAGGACGCACCTATGTCGCGGAGGGATGGGCAACTTCAGCAAGTATAGCCATGTCCCATTCTGGATGTGCTTGTATATTCGCATTGGACGCAGGGAATTTACCCTTGGTGTGCAGCAAGCTACAAACGGCGTTCCCTCAGTTTGAACTCATTGTAGCGGCTGATAACGATGAAAAAGGGATAGAAGCGGCAAAGAAAACCAAGCTACCCTATGTCGTGCCACCCAAAAAAGGCCAAGATTTTAACGATTTACACCAAGAATTAGGACTAGAAGCGGTCTACAAAAGCCTCACCTCAGTTAAAAAACCCGACACACTCTTCACAATGGTGAGCGATCTCCGCATGACCGCAACCAAGTGGATGATCAAAGACGTAATAGAAGACAACTCACTCACCATGATCTTTGGTTCGGCAGGGTCAGGAAAAACATTCTTAGCCCTTGATATGGCGCTGTGTATCGCCACAGGCAAACCCTACCACGAACTAGAGGTGCAGCAAGGAAGCGTTGCCTATATCGCAGGGGAAGGGCATGCAGGGTTTGCTAAACGTGTCGCGGCGTGGTGCAAGAACTTCAATCAAGACCTAACAGGCGTACCATTCGCCAAAAGCAATCGTAGTGTAATCCTCAACGATCCAGACAGTGAATTACACCTATGCAACGAGCTAGACGCACTCCAAGAGCAAATAGGCAAGCTCAACCTCATTGTGCTCGACACACTCAGTAGAACATTGGATGGAGAGGAAAATAACCAAAACATGATGGCATATGTGCAAGTGTGCGACAGGCTGAAGGACCGCTACCAATGCACCGTTATGATTGTCCACCACATAGGACACCAGAATAAGGATAGAGGGCGTGGTGGGTATGCTTTGCATGGCTCGTTAGACTCGGAATATCGCGTCGAACAATGGGGTGATTTTAAGATATTACTCACACCCACCAAGATGAAAGATGAAGAGAAAAGCGAACCATTGGCGTTTATGAAGTTGTCAGTGTCTTTGGTGGACGCAGATGGTCAAGACACAAGTTCACTGGTGCTCGAAATGACACCAGATAAGCCACTGGATAAAAAATCACCAGACTACGCAGAACAGGTGGTCAAAGAGCAATTTGATAGAATGAACGACTTTGGCGAGGTGAGCAGATCTGACCTCAAGGAAGCGGTGGCATTGGAGCTAGAATGTTCTCAGAGAACAGCAAATAGACACATAAAAAGGATGATAGATCAGGGTGTCCTAAAGCTCGAAAAAGGGGTCATTTTGGAGGCGTTTGGGTGATGGGTGAATATCCGTTCGAAATTGGTCTGGGACACGCTCAGGACACGAGAATTTTGAAGCTAAAATGGCTGTGTCCTGATGTCCCATACGGTGTCCTGAAAAAAGTCAATAAAAACAATATACTTAGCATGCTCGGGGACACGGCTAGGACACGGCTAGGACAAGGTGAGGTTATTTTTGGGACACTCAGGACAACAGGACAGTATTTATATACTGTCATGTCCTGTCCCGAAACCTTGTCCCGAAAATCGTCTGATTTTGCTGAATTAAAAGAAAAGGATTTTTTGGCTACGGTGAATGAAATTCAATGTCTTGGAATGTTGGAGGGAATTGCTAATCGGAGAAAGATTCTAAACGCGCCTAATCTGGCGAAATATAAGGCATGGCAAATAGAAATGATTAAACGCAGAAAATGGGAATTAGAAAATGAGTGAGGCAGCAATTCAGGTTTTGGAGAAATGCAAAGAAATATTAATAGAACGTGGTGGGGAACATGGACACGCTGATGAATTATTTAAACAGTTGGCAATAAGAGCGTCCATCAGGCGTGGTGAAAGAGTTGCACCAAGTGACGTTGCAATGGACATGGTGGAGTTCAAGCTAGGTAGAAACGATCTAAACTGGCGCGAGGACAATATTTTGGATGCGATCAATTATCTAGCATTAGCATTAGCATTGAGGACAGAAAATGTCGAAGAGCAAGAAACCGATCCACACACCGTCTGATTTCGGAACAAGAGAGCGTTTGCAGCATACAGAAGGGATTGCCTACGAAAACGTAGACAAGCGTCTGGGAAGCCCTAAACGCATGCGTGTGACGGTCCAGACGCCGTTGGATAGGTATTACTCGCGTGAACAGATCAACAGACGTCAGTTTGAGGCCGGAATGAAGCTTTATGCATTGTGGCGTAGAGCAGGGAGGGCGCAAAAGCTTACAGCGTCATACGATGCAAACATTGTGGATGGTACACGCGGAAACGATGAACAAGGGCATGATGCGTTTTCAGACTATCTTGCTGCACTGAGGACAATAGGAAAAGATCTATCAGACGTAGCGCAATGGGTAGTTGTAGAGGGTGCTAGTGCAAATGAATGGGCAAAAGAACAAGGCCACGATCCAAAAGGGGGAATAGTGGCCTTACGTTTGTGCCTAGATGCACTTGGTGATGTGTTCGGGATGCCTAGAGGGTGACTCTGATTGTTTTTGCTTTTGTAAAATAGTCACTTCAGTTTTTAACGCTGCAACTTGAAACGTTAATTTTTCAATTCTTGTTGCCGCGTCCATTATATCGCGTGATAGCTTTGGTAGTTCTTGCTCAAGATCCAAAGCAAAGTCTGACAGTCTGTTAATGTTTACTTGCATTGTCTTTGCCTCTCATGTGCTACACGTCCTAGCTGATTGGCTAGACTATCTAAGTCACTAGCTAAGATGCGGTCATTATCAGCTAAGACGCTATACAAAATTTTGCACACCATCGAACTTGGTAAGGCTCTTGCTGCACGTTCTAACATTATAATTGGTGCAGTGTATGGCCTTGGTTTAAGCTCTATGGGTTTACGAAAGTGGATCATAAAACAGCCTCATAGCTGTCTAAGAAAGCATCATTGTCTTTGGTTAAGTTTACCACAATAACACCGTCTATAATCGTTATTGCTACCGTGTCACCTACATCGGCGGTCTTTTTCAGGTTGCTAATCGATACACGCCTATCGCCTCTTGTTTTAGCTTTATAAAACGTAACTTTACAATCGCCGTGTCCAAATAATTTGGCGTTTACTACACGTTTTTCGCCCTCACTCATTTTGGAGTAATCAACTCCAAGGTATAAGGCAAACTTTCTTACTGAGGCATTAGCGTCAATTATACTCTTGTCGAGCATAGTATAGGTTAGTGTCAATGTTGCGGTTGGTTCTGGTAGTTTTGATATATTTGTTCCGGTTTTCATCTTGTCACCTATGTTAAAATTGAGATTGCAAAAAAGAACGTTGCAAAGATTATGATTGCGCCCACCCACTCAGTAGGCGCTGTTTGTTTGATTATGGTTATGAGTTCAGAGAGAGGCATTTAAGCGGCCTCACAATCTTGTTCTATAAGCGTTCTAACTCTTTCACGATCTACAGAGTCGAAAGCTATAGTTTCTTGTGGGTAGCAAAATTTGAATGTTAAATAGTATATGTCGCAATACTTATTAATTTGCTCTTGTGTGAGCTTCAGATTTTGCAAGTATAAACCTTCGGAGTGATAACCATAAAAGTCATACACATACTTTTTAAAAGTATACTCATTGTATAGTTGATCTTTTCGAGACTGAGAGAGAGGCATTTAAGGGTACTCCTCTACACGGTCAAAGATTGGTAAGGCTGCAAATGGGCCTCCACCTGCCTCTCTGACAGCCTCACAAAACCTAGTGTCACCAGAGCTTGCTATATTACCGCCAAACATAACCCACTTCTTACTGTTGTGTAATTCAGTAGGAACAATCTTTGGGTATGGTCTGCCTAGTGGTTTATCATCCCGAATAATTGCAGCAGGGTAATCTTTACAAGGCTCAAATGGGCCTTCTACGTTGGTTATTGTGAAGCCTTTTACTCTTGAGCTAACACCGTTATTAGTGCAATCACCTAAAGGGTTTTTATATATGTCTACATGCAATCCCATTATAACACCTCTTTTCCCAAAGAAGCTAAATAGTTTTCCGTTTCCAATATATTTTGCTTGGCTTCATCTAACCTTTGTTGAGTAGATGCTTTATAATCTTGGATTGCATAACGTCTGCACTCAGCTGCCAAGGAGGAGAAGATAGGATTAAAAACAGTATTTATTTCTTCTTCTAAAACTTTTCTTGCTGCATCTGTTATTTCTGTACTGTAACTCTTGTCAGACCTATTAGCCCTTGAAATAACCCTCAAACCTTTCATTTGATCATTTCGCCACTTTTCAACCTCAAATGAAATATTGTTGTAAGGTATGCCGTTGATCATTATTTTTTCGTTCAAATCATACATATAAACATATAACTGAGCATACGCGCTTTCGATTTTATCAAACTGATGTTTAATTTCCCCTTTGGCGTTACCGTTCCAAGGGAAAGAGCGATGAGATGAGATACTATTACCATAAACACCAAAGCGTACCTTTAGTTTTCCAAGTAATTTACTCTCTATTATATAATGACCATCTTTAAAGAAATTTTCGGTAATCATCTGTTTTCCTTCCACACTTAATTTATTCAGATATGAATAATATAATAGGGATGATGAGTATTAAGTCAACATATTAATTGAATATTTTATTCATTTAACTATAAATAAAGAGAATAAATATAAAATATTAAGGAAAAACAACGTTATGGCGAATAAACCAAACGGAAAAGGCGGCGGTCAACAGATAGTACAGCGAGTGAGGTTAGAGCTTGAAAGAGCTTTAGACGTCAATGCAAGGAAGGATAAGCCATTACACAAGCTTCTTGCTGAACAATTAGAGGGCGATGCGGCGGGTACACTCAATAAAATAGGTAAGTTTTTACCTTATGACGTTAATGTCACTGGTGCAGGGTCTGAGTTCGCTTTAGCCTTGCAAGATGTGGCCTCTCGGATAACTGAGGCAAACCGCATTTTAGACGCTAAAGAGATACATTTACCTGAGCAGGGTAAAGGTCAAGGCGTGCAAGATGCTGATATAATTGAACATTTTGATTTTACTTCGGAACCAATAGAAGAAAATGTCCCAAAACCTAAGAAAAAATCAGGTAGGCCACCGAAATTCTTGTCAAAATCGCGTTGACCCCCCCCCAGCAAAAAAATCATGGGGGCGTGTATATATGTATATACCCCCACACATAGCCGACTAATATATTCACAAAGGCATATTGACAGAAGCCTTCATAACTGCTAGATGAATATACAATGGGTTATTACCCATTTAGTCATAGTTTACCTCTCGTGCTCGTACCTCTCTTATTTTGACGAAAACCTGGTACTGCTCGTGGCCCCTGTTGAGATAGATCCACACTGTCTGTTTCGCAGGGGTTTCTTTTTCTACCACCCCCCCTTGGTGGCGAACACAATGTAAAGTACCGTATGCACCAAAAAAATTCTGCTAAATCCACTGCCGACATTTTGCTTCAGCTTCATGGCGATCCTGTGCTTTTCGTGCAGTCTTGTCTTGGTGCGGAACCACAAGAATGGCAGAAGCAAGCCTTAAACGCTGTCAGGGATGATCCTCGCGTTGCTGTGAAGTCCTCACACGGCGTTGGCAAGTCTGCTTTGCTGAGTTGGGTTATTTTGTGGTACATGATCACACGTTCTTGCCGGATCGTATGTACTGCCAACTCTGCTAATCAGTTAAATCAGGTGTTATGGGCTGAGATTCAGAAGTGGGCCAGAAAGATGCCCAAGGGTTTACAGAACCAACTTGAGATCACCAGTGATAAGATCACGGTCAAAGGTGTAGACTCAAGCTGTCACGCAAGGGTGTCGAGAAAAGAGAATCCGGAGGCGCTTCAGGGCTTTCACCACGAGAGGCTGCTTTTTGTTATCGACGAATGTTCTGGTGTGGATGATGTAATCTTTGAGGTAGCGCAGGGTGCGTTATCTACGGAAGGCTCCAAGATCCTTATGGTGGGCAACCCCACACGTAATACTGGCTATTTTTATGACGCTTTTCATAGAAATGCCCATCGTTGGCATAAAATGACGGTGAGTTGTTATGACAGTCCTTATGTGAGCGATGATTTTATTGAAGAAATGAAGTCTCAGTACGGTGAGGATAGCAACATTTTCCGCATACGTGCTCTTGGTGAGTTTGGTGAGGACAGTAACGACACGTTGATTGGTAGGCACATTGTTGAGTCTGCGATTTCGCGTGAGGTTGACCCTATGAATATCTCGCCCATTTGGGGTTTAGATGTAGCTCAGTATGGGAATGACCGTTGTGGGCTTGCTAAGAGGCAGGGAAACGTCCTTATGGAGCCTGTGAAGTCTTGGCAGGGTAAAGACCTTATGGAGACTGTGGGCTTTGTTCTGACGGAGTATGAGGCCACGAGTTTTATGGAGCGTCCGGTTGAGATCTGTGTGGATAGCATAGGGATAGGCGCGGGGGTATGTTCTAGGCTTCAGGAGCTTGGATTGCCTGCAAGGGCGATTAACGTTGCTGAGAGTCCTAGTTTGGGCGCACGTTATCAGCGTTTACGTGATGAGTTATGGTTTAAGTGTCGTGAGTGGTTTGAGGCGCGAGATTGTTCGATGCCGGATCAAGAAGAGTTAATCAATGAGCTAACCGCGTTACGCTTTAAGATTTTGTCCTCTGGTAAGTTTAAGGCTGAAGGTAAGGATGAGATGAAAAAGCGTGGTTTGCGCTCTCCTGACTTAGCTGATGCGTTTATATTGACGTTTGCAAGCCAAGCGATGAAGGCGGCGGGTTCGGTAGATCATTATAGTTTTTCTGGTGATTTGGACTACGGCAACAGTAATTGGATTGTGTAATGGCATTAGCAAGTAGGGTTAAGCGGCTCCCAAGTGGGCGTGTGCAGTACAACGGCGAGACATTTCCTGGGTTTAACAAGGTTCAGCGCACCCCAGGAGGAACTAAGAAGTTTAAGGTATTAGCCAAGAAGGGGCCAAACGTTAAAAAAGTGACCTTTGGTGATCCTAATATGAGCATTAAAAAGGGGAACAAATCTAACAAGGCGAGTTATTGTGCTCGTTCTGGTGGGATTAAGGGTAAAGATGACAAGTTTTCTGCAAATTATTGGTCACGCAGAATGTGGGATTGTTGAGGTGAAAACATGCAATATATGAAGATGTATAGTAGGCCAAAAGTTAATAAAATGAAGGAAGTAGCAGACGCGGTTGACGCGATGGTGGATGAAGTAAAGACCGCTAAGAAGTCAACTAAGAAGCGCAGACCTTCGTATAAATCGCGTATGGCGGGAACGCAAACAGGAAAGTATTCGTCTGATGCCTAAGAAAGCACCTGTTCGCAAGAAAGCCCCTGTTCCAAAAAACAAGGCTTTGTACGCTCGTGTTAAAGCGGCGGCTAAGAGAAAATTTGATGTATACCCTAGTGCTTATGCAAATGCGTGGTTGGTGCGTGAGTATAAGAAGCGTGGAGGCACATACGCTTAATGGCTAAGTATCGCGGCGGTTTAACCAAATGGTTTGCGGAAGATTGGCGTGATGTAAAGACAGGTAAGCCGTGTGGACGCAGCGGTAAGAAGGATAAGGGGCGTCCTTATCCGGCGTGTAGACCCGCGAGTAAAGCAAGGACAGCCAAGGCTAAAAAGGCTGCAAAACGTAAGACAAGTTCTACCAGAATTAGTTGGGATGTTTAGAAGGAAATTGTAATGGCAAAAGGTGTTCCGCATTATTTTAAAGACGGCACAAAGCATACTGGTGGTATGCATAAAATGCCGAATGGACAGCTTCATTCTGGTAAAACACACGGTAAAAACAGCAAGAGATTGTATCATTTTAGTGAATTAAATGAAACTGCAAAGAAAAAAGCAAGGAGGAGGACGTAATGCCAGGATATCATAAAGGTAAGAAAAAGGGCGGCAAGAAAAAGTAATGCCTAAAATGGATGATGAGCGTTTTCGCGGTGCTTTACAGCATGAGATACAAAGCGCGGTAAACTATTACGACAGTGAGTTTTCACAAGATCGTACAGATATACTTAGCTATTATCTTGGTGAGCCATTTGGAAACGAGGTAGAAAACCGTTCTCAAGTGGTTGCTACGGAAGTCTCAGATACCATTGAATACATTATGCCATCTTTGATGAAGATGTTTGCATCCTCACCGGAGTTTGCACGTTTTCACGCAAGAGGTCCGGAGGACGTTAAGGCAGCCGAGCAAGCCTCTGATTTAGTTAACTTTTCTATCAATAACGATAATCGTGGTTTTGCTGTTTTACACAATTGGTTCAAGGACGCTTTGTTATTTAAGCAAGGTTGTGTGAAGTTTTATTGGGAAGAGACTGACACGGTTGAGAACGAAACCTTAGAGGGTTTGACTGAGGATGAGTTGACCTTTTTGGTGCAAGATCCAAGCGTTGAGATTGTTTCTCAGGATGTGACTGAAGTTGGTATTGTTGATGAAGCCACAGGTCAGGAAGTACCGCAAGAGGTAAGCTTCAGCGTTGAGATTAAGCGTAAGACTAAATCCGGTAAGGTTAAGATAGACAATGTACCCCCTGAAGAGTTGATCTTTTCTCGTAGGGCTACTTCATTAGAGGATTGTGCATTTATAGCCCACCGTACTCAGGTTCGGGCGGGTGACTTGATTGAGCAAGGTTATGACGCTGATGTCGTGTTAAACTATGCCGGATATGATGATCTTGATGATGAAGCGGAACGTCAGGCACGTTTTGAAGAGTTAGAATCTGGTGATCGTCATGAAAGCCATGATCCGGCTATGCGTGAGGTCTTGGTGACTGAGGCATATATTCGCGCAGATTATGATGGTGATAATATACCGGAGTTACGGCGTGTTGTGGCGTTGGGTGACGGTGTAGAGATCCTTGAAAATGAACCGTTTGATCATGTGCCATTTGCGTTATTATCGCCAATTTTAATGCCGCATAGAATGGTTGGTAGATCTGTTGCTGAAATGGTGATGGATTTACAGATGATAAAATCCACTATTTTGCGTCAAATGTTGGATAATCTGTATTTGACTAATAATAGCAGGGTTGCAGCGGTTGAGGGTCAGGTAAACTTTTCTGACTTGCTATCGTCACGTCCTGGTGGCGTTGTGCGTACAAGAGCACCAGGAATGGTACAGGCTTTACCTGTTCCACAGATCGGTTCAACTGGTTTTAATATGTTAGAGTATGTTGATCAGGTCAGAGATCAGCGCACAGGCTTCTCTAAGGCTTCTATGGGGCTTGATCCGTCTACTTTGCAGTCTACCACTGCAAGCGCGGTAAACGCTACTATACAGGGCGCACAGTTAAAGATAGAGATGATTGCTCGTGTGTTTGCTGAAACCGGATGCCGTGATTTGGCTAAAGGTGTATTTACGGTTTTACAAAAACACCAAGATAAGAAGCGTACTATTCGTATGCGTGGTGATTTTGTGGCGATTGATCCTTCCGCAATGGAAAACAACTTTGATTTATCTATTGAGGTTGGTCTTGGTAATGGGCGTGAGGATGAGAAAATGGCTATGTTGCTACAGATCCTTGGCAAGCAAGAACAGTTGTTACAGCAATTAGGGCCGAATAACCCTGTTGTGAAGCCAAGCCAATATGTGAATACGTTGAAGAAAATCGCAGAAATGGCGGGATTTAAGGACACAGATCAATTCTTTAACTCTGGTGAGCAAGTTGATCAGATGGTTGCTCAGATGGGTCAACAGGAAGGTCCAAGTCCAGAACAAGCAAAAGCTGAAGCTGAATTGCAGTTGAAACGTGAGAAAATGCAAGCTGAGTTGCAGCTAGAGCGTGAGAAAATGCAAGCTGAAATTGAGCTACGTAGGCAAGAGCTACAAGCTGAACTTCAGTTACGTCAACAGAAATTGGCCTTTGGTGGTCAGGTTTCGGATAATTTACCAAGAGCATGACAGATTTTATTAGTGAGCAAGACAGGGGCGCAAAGGCCGCTGATGTTTTGCGAAACCCATTAGTTGTAGAAGCATTTGAAGAATTACGAAAAACGTATGTCTTAGGTTGGTCAGGTAGTGATCCTCAAGACACCGCTTTTCGTGAGCAATGTTTCCACTTGTTGAAAGCGCTTGAAGCTTTCGAAGGGCATTTTGAAAGTGTTGTAACAACTGGAAAGATGGCCTCTCAACAAATGGAAGAATTGCGAAGGTAACTTAACAATTTGGAGATTTTTATATGTCTGGTACTCAATCTGAATCCAGTCTTTCGCAGCATGATGCTGTAAATTTACTTTTGGACACCCAAGCCCCTGAAGAGGCAAGCGAGGAAGTTCAAGAGCCTAGTGCCGAAACTGAAGTAGAGGCAACCGAAGAGGAAACCGTAGAAGCTGAAGCCGCTGAAGAAAGCCAAGCTGAAGCCGAAGAGGTAGAAACTGAGGAAAGTGATGAGGAATACGAGGAAGAAATCGTAGACACTTATCGCGTTAAGGTTGATGGTGATGAATATGATGTAACTCAGGAAGAGTTGATCAAAAACTATCAGCTTGAGCAAACTGCTCAAAAAAGGCTTATGAAAGCGTCTGAAGAGCGTAAAGCTTTGGATGCTGAAAAAGCACAAACTGAGCAAGTTCGTACACAGTATGAACAGGCTTTAGGTCTTATGCAGCAACAATTACAAACGGCTAATCAACCAAAGGATCAGGCGTATTGGGATAGTCTGTATGAGAGTGATCCACTTGAATACGTTAGGCAGCGCGATACTGAGCGCGACAATCAAGCCAAGATGCAAGCTGTTCAGGCAGAACAGTTGCGTTTACAGCAAGAGAACCTTCAACGCGAGCAAGCTAAATTACTTGAGATAATACCGGAGTGGAAAAATTCTGAGGTGGAAGCCAAAGAAAAAGCTGCTTTGGTGAGTTACGCTAAAGAGCGTGGTTGGACAGATCAAGAGCTAGCAAGCACAGTTGATAGTCGCTACATTGAGTTAATGCGTAAAGCGTACCTTTATGACAATTTGCAGTCGGGCAAACCCATTGCAAAGAAGAAAGTCAAGGCCGCACCTAAGATGGTTAAGAGTGGTCAACCGAAATCTAAGGCTGACTCTGCAAGTGATCGGAAGCGTAAGGCTTTTGAAAACCTGAAGAAAACAAATAGCCGTGATGCGGCTGTTCAATATCTTTTAACTCGTTAATCTAAAGGAGGCCAATTATGGCTACATATACTAGCTCTACAGCTATTGGAGAACGAGAGGATCTATCTGACGTTATATACAGGATTGATCCCGATGAAACTCCACTAGTTTCAAACTCACAGAAAGAAACCACAAAAGGTATCTTTCACGAATGGCAAGTTCAAGAGCTTGCAGCGGCGGCAGCGAACAATCACGCCAATGAAGGTGCTGATTATTCATACGTCAATCCCGCTGTAACAACACGACTTGGCAACCACCACCAAATCGCGGTCCAAGCGGCTTCAGTATCCAATACTTTGGATGTTGTTGACAAAGCGGGGCGTGATAAGGAAACTGCATACGTTAAGGTGCTCAAAGGAATTGAGCAGCGGCGCGATATAGAGAAATCCTTGTTTGCCAATGAAGCTCGTTCAGGCTCAGATCCGCGTAAATGCGCGAAGCTTATCACTTGGATTACCAATGGTGATGCGCCTAGTGATATGGCATTTGCTACTGGTGATGGGTCAGATGTGGCTGATTTAACTGGTACAGCTAGAGCTTTAACTTTAGCTCAGATAGATGCTGCTATGTTGGCTGCATACAATGACGGTGGAAGCCCGAATATGTTGCTTATGTCACCAACAAATAAGCAGAACTTTTCTGATCTATCATCAGGCTCAGTTGCTTCAGCGCAGTTAAACTACACTGCACCACGCGATATTGCTATCGTCGGCTCAGTATCACTTTATTTGAGTGATTTTGGTGAGTTGGCTGTAACGATTGACCGTCAGGCTAACAATTCAGAGGTATATCTGATTGATACTGATTACGTTTGCATAGGCTCCCTCCCAGGCCGTATGTTTAGCGTAAGTGACGTTGCCGCCACTGGTGACGCCACAAAATTCGCTATTGTGAGCGAATACACTTTGATCGTCAAAGCGCCCAAGGCACATGCGGCGGTTATTGGTTTAAGTGGAAGTTAATTTTTCTCCATTCACAACTTGGGGGCGGCTAGTTCGCCCCTTTTTTTATTTGAGGTTTTAATGAAAAAGCTACTGAATTTAGATCCAATCACAGGGAAGCGCACAGTATTTGAAAGTGGCGCTGATGGACACAGGGTTACAACAACTGTGAATGTTGATCCGGTGAAGGATTTAGCAAAAGAAAGTGCCAATGATTATCGCTACGGTGATCTGATTGGAAACACTCAAAAGCATAAGCACAAAGTCGGTGAAATCCCTGCCATTCTTTATCATCATTTGGTGGAAAAGTTTGGGCAACCAAAGGACAATCCGAAAGCGTGGATGCAGTGGCTTGAAGAAAACAAGGGTTTCAAGGCAACAGGCGGTAGGCTTATCTAATGGCGATTACAACGTACACAGAGCTAAAGACAGCTATTGCTAACTTTTTGGCTCGTTCCGATTTAACTGATCGTATTCCTGAATTTATATCTCTTGCTGAGTCAAGAATGAGTAGGGAACTAGAAACGCGGTCACAGGAAAAACGTGCGACAGCCGTAACAACTTCCGGTGATGAGTTTATATCACTGCCAACCGATTTGCGCCGTATAAGGCTTGTTAAGAATAACACAAGCACAGTTGAAGTTTTAGATTATGCAACACCAAAGGATTACTATGAAAAGTATGCTTCCTCTGGTGGCGGTAGACCAAAGCTTTATACAATTATTGGCGCTGAGATTGCTATGCGTCCTATTCCAGATAGTGCGTATACAATAGAGATTATTTACGGTGAGGATATATCTGCATTATCAGATGCTAACCTTACCAACACAGTTTTAACACGTCACCCAGACGTGTATTTATATGGTTCATTATCCGCTGCACATATCTTTTTGATGGATGAGGCTAGGGCCGCGCAGTACGACACACTTTTCTCAAGAGCAATAGAAGAGATCAACAAGGATAATGATAAAGCGTTCTTTGCCGGTTCGCTTTCAATGAAATCTGATTATTTAGGAGCGTAAAAATGAGTGCAATGTCAGACTACCTTGAGTTAAAGGTATTAGATCACGTTTTAGGAACAACTTCATATACAATGCCTTCAGCGGTGTATTTGGGTTTATCAACTGGATCATTTGGTGATGATAACTCAGGTACAGAGTTGACAGGTAATAATTATTCAAGAAAAGCAATTACTTTTGCAAGTGCAGCAAGCGGTACAACAAGCAATGACTCAACTATTGAGTTTAGTGCGGCTACTGGTGCTTGGGGGACCGTAAGCCATTGGGCGTTGTTTGATGCGGCGAGTTCTGGGAATCTTTTGATTCATGGTACTTTTAGTGCATCAAAAGTTATAGCGACAGGAGATATTGTAAGGGTTGCAACTGGCGATTTAGACATAACGGCGGCTTAATATGGCTGAAATTATTGGCCCTAGTTTAGATCAGCTTGATACTTGGGGTACGCTTGATAGTTTAGACGCTTATGGCACGTTAGAATATCTTGATACTATCAATTTATTCGAGGTTGCAGCGGCTGAAAGTATTGCTGTTACTGGCACAGGTAGTGCTAACTTTACGGCGGCGGTATCTGCAACTGCACTAATTACGATAAACGCGGCAACCACTGTTGTTTATGATGTAACCGTTGCGTCTGGTACTAACTCTTATGGTTCAGGTAATAAATACTATATTGCGGGTTTATCTGGTGCGAGTCCTACATTAGAGCTTGTAGTCGGGAACACATATAGGTTTGATCAGTCTGATAGTAGCAACTCAGGCCACCCGCTACGGTTTTCTACTACTGCCAATGGCTCTCATAATAGTGGTTCAGAATATACCACAGGCGTTACCACAACTGGCACACCAGGAACGGCTAACGCTTATACTGAGATAACTGTTTCTGCGAGTACGCCAAGCACATTACATTATTATTGCACAAATCACTCAGGCATGGGTGGTGTTGCTAATATTACGTCTTTTGAATTTGGATTAATTAAGTCTTTTGCGGCTTCAGCGACAATAACAATTACTGGTACAGCGGTTGCGTCCTCACGAGTTGTGGAGACATCAGGAACTACTAACATTGCTATAACAGCCACAGGTAATGTTTTGGGAACATTTGCATTGGCGGCAACTGACACAATTGCAATAACCGGAAGCACCACTACTGGTGTGAATTACAAAGCCGCGTATGCAGCGTCAGTTGATTTAAGTATAGAGGGTGTGGCGATTGCGGAAGAAATGGGTGAGGCTTGGACTGATATAGTTCCGGCTACAGCGGTATTTAACACTCGCACAGCGGGTACAGATAGGTGGTTGAATCAATGATACCTTTTGGTGAGTGGCTACCTGATCAGTCGGATTTTCAAAATCCTGGGTCTACGGTTGCTACAAATGTTATTCCCGCTGCAAGAGGCTACAGACCTTTCTTTGGTCTTTCTGAAGTTAGCCAAGCGGCTGACAATCGCATTAGAGGCATTTATGCCACCAAAGATACAAACGATACGATTTTTATTTTTGTCGGTGACTCCGGCAAGCTTTACAAAATGAATAACGGAACATTTGCGTTAGCTGATGTAAAAAGCGGCTCTTATAGCCTTTCAGCCGATGAGCAATGGAAGTTTGTGCGTTTTGGCAATGACGTTATTGCAAGTGGCAGTGATAGCGATGTTTTGCAAAAGTTTACAATTGGTTCAAGTTCAGCGTTTTCTGCAATTTCTGGTGCTCCGGCTGCAAAATATTTAGCGGTTGTTCGAGACTTTGTGGTTACAGCAAACGTTACATATTCTTCAGCTACATATCGCTCAAGGGTGCGTTGGTCACAGATAAATGATGCTAATTCTTGGACGTTAGGAACGGCACAAGCTGACTTTCAAGATATTGCTGATGCAGGGCATATTACTGGATTAGTCGGCGGTGAGTTTGGCGTTGTTTTATTAGAAAAAGCGATTGCTCGTATGCAGTATGTTGGTTCGCCTTTAATTTTTACTTTTGAAAAAGTAGAAACAGGGCATGGGTGTAATTATCCAAATTCTGTGACTTCACTTGGCCCAACTCAGGTCTTTTACTTAGCTGATGATGGGTTTTTCTTTTTTGATGGCTCTAAATCAATTCCTATTGGTGCGGAGAAAGTAGATAAGTTTTTCTTTGACAGCATGAATTTTAAATTTGCAGATCGTCTAAGCTCTACTATTGATCCTGAAAATCAGATTGTTATGTGGTCTTATGCTGATAGAGAAAGCACCGGAGAGCCTAATAAAATACTAGTTTACAATTATGCGGTTCAAAAGTGGTCCTTAATAAACCTTGATCATGAATTTTTGGGTAATTCACTTACGCCAAATATGACGCTTGAAGGGTTGGATAATCTTAATTCTAGTTTAGATGCTTTAACAACATCTTTTGATTCAAGTTTATACGCGGGTGGTTTTTTCCAATTATCCGCGAGTAAAGACAAAAAGCTACAGACGCTTACTGGTGCTCAGTTAGATGCTGTTTTGGAAACGTCAGAATTTGAAACTGCACCAATGCGGCAATCATTAATTAAAGGTGTAACGCCATATGTAACGGGAAGGGATGTGGCTCCTACGCTTAACGTACAAGTTGGCTCTAGAAGCAGACAGATAGACAAGGCAACCTTTACAACGGCATCAAGCATTAATGATGATAATAGTTGTCCGGTCAGAACACATGGGCGTTACCACAGGGTTAGAGTAAACGCGAGTGGCACTTGGAGATATGCGCTTGGCGTGGATGTTGACGCGGTGACGCTTGGCAGAAGATGACAGAGATAAATTATGTAAAGCTTCCGGCAAGCGGTGGCTCACCTAGAGAAACAGCAAATGTTGTTAATCTCGTGGTGGATGGAAAGATAAATGCAGCGGGTGAGGTTACACTTGGCGCAAGTGCAGCAAGCACAACAGTAACAGATTATAGAGTGGGTAGTGAAAGCGTTATTGTTTTTACCCCAACAACAGCAAATGCAGCGGCTGAACAAGGCGGCGGCACAATGTACCTATCAGCGAGAGCAAAGCAGAGTTTTACAATAACTCACGCTAACAACTCTCAGACGGACAGAACGTTTATATACATAGTCATTGGATAAAAATGAAAATAGTACCAATTGGTGCTCCGTTACTGCCTCAAGTTTGGCAGCATGTAGCTCCGTTGTTGAATAAGGCGGTGCGCCTTTCACCAGAATTAATACGAATAAATGATGTTTATGAGGCCTGTTTAAAAGGCGTTTATGTCGTTTGGGTAGCGCTTGATGAGGACAGCGGTGAGTTTGTCGGCGTTATTTCCACACGAATAATTGATTATCCGAGAAGGAAAGCTCTCGCAATGGATTTTGTGGGCGGCTCAAGAATGAAGGAATGGTTAGGAATGGCACAAGAGGCAGTTGAGGAACATGCAAAGCGTAATGGTTGCTCTCATTTAGAGGCATATGGACGTAGAGCATGGTCAAAATACTTAGAGCCTCTTGATTGGGAGCAAGCCTATATAACTTTTAAGAAGGATCTTAGGGATGAGTAAGGGTAGTAAAAATTCAACAATTACAAATGTTCAAAAGCTACCAGAACCAATCGAGGCGGCTTTAACGCAAGCCTATGAGGATTTTAACCCATTTCAGGCTGCTTTCCAGGCTACGTCTGACTTTAATCCAAGGGCATATGATGGGCCTACTATGGCTCCATTTTCGCCCTTACAACAGGCTGCACTTACGGCGGCTGAAGGTCTTATGGAGCGTCCGGCGTATATTGATCAAATGGAGCAAACGCTTACTGGTTTTGCTCAAGGTGACACAGGTATTACCTTTGATGATACAAACTTAAGTAGGCTTGCAAATCAAGTTGCTGATGCTTCTCGTTTAGAAGGTTTATTTGGCAGTACAGATCCGGCGATTGCTCAGTTGCAGGGTCTATCTCGTCAATCAACAAGTCTTGATCCTCTTACAGCGCAGCAAAACCGTGAGAACCTAGCGACAGGTCTTTTAGGCACTATGGCGATGGATGGTGGCACTAATCCATTTCTTCAACAGCAATTAGATAGTGCCATTTCTGGTGCGGTAGATAGAGCAACGTCACAGTATGCTCTTGGCGGTAGGCTAGGTTCCGACTCATTTGCCGGAGCGTTGGGTGCGGGTATATCAAATGCGGCTGCACCGATATTGGCGCAAAACCTACAACAAGACAGGGCTAACAGATTAGCGGCTGCACAGGCGTTGGGTAATGTATCAGGGCAAGATCTTTCAAGAGAAGCAACCCTTGGTCAAAACATTGTTGGTGCAGGGCAAACTAATTTGGCTAATCAAGTCGATGCTACAAGAGCATTATCAGCGGCATTTGGTCAAAATCTTGGACAGAATACAGACATTGCAAATAACTTGTTAAGAGCACAGCAAGCCGACTTATCACGTCAGTTAGGTGCTTCTCAGTCACTTGCGTCTAATCAGTTAGATCAAACCAAATCTTCCGCTGCAATGCAATTACAAGCGGCTCAAGCATTACCCGCGATATTGGCGGCTGAACAAAGTCGTATTGGTACGCTTCAGGATCTTGGCGCAATGCAGCAAGCCCCTGCACAAGCCGCGCTTGACGCTGAAAGAGCTAGGGTTGCAGAGCAAAATATTCTTGATCAAAACCGTATTAATGCGCTCCTTGGTGCGTCTGGTATGGGTCAAGGTATGTTTGGCACGACAAGCACACAGACAGGTGGCGGTCCTAGTGCCTTACAATCAGGTTTAGGCGGTGCTCTAGCGGGTGCTAGTTTGGCGAATACATTAGGTATTGCAGGGCTTAGTCCCGCTATGGGTGCAATAGGGGGTGGTGCATTAGGATTGCTTGCCTCAGATACTAGGCTGAAAGAAGATGTAGAGTTGCTAGGCAAACACCCTAACGGATTGAGTGTGTACCGTTGGAAGTGGAATGAAACAGCTAGAAAGAACCGTTTTGAGACTTATCCAACTGAAGGATTTATGGCTCAAGAGGCTCAGAAACTTTACCCAGAACACGTTTATAGACACCCAACTGGCTACTTAATGCTCGACTATGCAGCGTTAAGCAATGAAGTGATGGGGGCGATATAATGGGTATATTTGACAACTTTAACAATAGGTTTGGTCAGTTTGGCATGCCTGCAAATCTTGGGTTGCTTACTACTGGTATCGGGTTGTTAGATGGTCAAAACCCTTTGCAAGCCATACAAGCCGGAATAGGCACATATGGCAGCTTTCAGGATATGGAAGAGGATCGGCGGCGTAAAGCGGCTTTGACAAAACTGCTTTCTGATGGTGGTTTTACAGATCAAGAAAAGGGCATCATTTCAGCAAGCAATAACCCTGCTTCCGTTGCCGCACAAATACGCAATGATAAAATTGCATTTCAAAGACAGCAAAGCCAACCGTTATCAAATATAGCAAAGCTTAAAAGCGATTTGGATAACAATAGGATTACAAAGAAAGAGTATGACGATAGGCTGAATGTCTTGAATTATATTAAACCTGTTGGAAGCACCGCTGTATCTCCGATTGGTAAGCTATCTGACGACTTAAAAGCCGGTAAAATCACACAAGATGAATATGATGCGGCGTTTAAAAAGGCTACGCAAATAAGTTCTACAAATGTGACTGATCAAAGAACATTACTTGCCGACACTTACAAATTAACTGGCGATGATCGAAAAACGTACATTTTAACAGGAAGGTTGCCAACGCCGCCAAGTGATAGGGGTAGGTATCAAGAAAAAGGTGCTTATAAAATTGGTGATGACATAATTGGCAGTGTTTCCTTTGATACCATGACTAATGAGCTTTTTTATGAAAAAGATGGTAAAAAGGAAATTTTAGACCCGCTTACAGCAATTCCGGTAAACGACAGTTATTTTAATTTGGGCATACCAAATACTTCTAATTTTAAAAAATTAAGAAACGAAGTGAGAGATGATCAAACCAGTTTAAAAAGATACACAAGTTATCTGAACAACATTCAAAACTCTGAAGTTGGTTTTGCACGTTTAGCTGATCAAATGACAGGGGCGATAAAAACGCTTCTCTCCAGAAAAGGTAAAATGGCAAAGCTGAGTGAGGAAGAGCTTGCATTAAAACTTGCGGCGGGTGAATTGCAGGGTTTGATTGGTAGGTCAAGAATTGAAACCGTTGGCGGCGGTGTTATGACTGAACAGGACGCTTTGCGTATTATTACAAATTTAGGTGGTGACGTAAACTTACTTCAAAACCCTGAAGTTGTAAGAGGGCAGATTTCAAGATTGTTTACTGATAAGTTTACAAGTTACAAAGATAGGATTCAGGAATACAATATCGCCGTAGGCGCAAAATATGGTGAATTAGGCTATGAGCCTTTGGAGCCTATTGAAGTTGATCCAAACCTTTTAGACCAAAGAGCAAGGCAAGAGCTTGGTTTTGAGGAACCAACAGCTCTATCCTCTAACCTTATTCCCGAAGATTTAAGTCAGTTAAGTTCTCTTTCTGATGAGGCTATCTCAAACATATTAGTTCAAATACCTGTTGAGCAAATGACTGTTGAACAACAAAAAGCACTTCTGGAAGAATTAGAGAGAAGGAAGTAAAATGTCAGACGCTGATAATCTCAGGAAACTTAAATTACTTCAAGCGGAAGCAAGGCTAAAAGCATTACAGCCACAGGAGCAATCCGACTCTTACATAACTAATTTAGTTAGAACAGCGGGACAGGGTTTAAGTTTTGGTTTCGGTGATGAGCTTGAGGCCCGAATTAGAGATTCTATTGGTGATGGTGAGTACCAGAAAAACTTAACTAAAATTAGGTCAGAAATAGCAAAGTTTGCTGAAGAAAATCCAAAGACTGCAATTGCTGCAGAGATAGGCGGTTCATTGCCTACAGCGGCATTAGGCGGCGCAGGGTTGGCTAGAGTTGGTGTTAAAGGCGCTATGAAGGTGGGCGGTATTGAAGGGGCCGCTTATGGGTTTGGTAAAGGCGAAGGTGATGTAGCAGAAAGAGGTAAATCAGCCATTACTTCTGGTGCGCTTGGTGCAGCGGGTTCAAAGGCAGGTGACATAATTTTCCCAAAAGTTACTGAAGCGGCGAAACGTCTGATGAAAGAAGGTGTGCGCTTAACACCAGGTCAAAGAGTTGGTGGTATTGTCGGAGAGATAGAAGAAAGAGCAACATCTATCCCGATTGTTGGTGACGTTATAGAGTCTGCACAACAAACAGCAATGGGTGACTTTAATCGTGCGGCGATAAATACTTCCATTAGAATACTTGGCAAAGGGGCAAAAAAAGTTCCAAAAAACTTAGAAGGTCAAGCGGCATATCAGTTTGCTAAAGATCAAGTTGATGAAGCCTATTCAAAGGTCATACCAAAGCTAAAGGCAGATGTTGGCGGGGACTTTGAGGACGGTCTAGTTAAAATTGTAGAAAACAATCTTGATTTAGGTCAGGACGGTCTAAAAACATTTCAAGCAAAATTGCAAAAGATACTAGCTTCAAAAGTTACTACTAAAGACAGAATTTTACGCGGTGAAGTATTAAAAGATATAGATAGCAGTCTTGGTTTAGAAGCGTCTAACTTTAAAAGAAGTGCAAACCCACAAGACCGCAATCTTGGCGAAGCTTTGCAAGACGTTCAAAATCTCTTACGCGAAAGCATGAAGGGAACAAACCCACAAGCTAGTCGTGAGTATAAAAAAGTACAACGTGCATTTAGAACTTTATTACCTGTTAGAAAAGCTACTGTTGCCGCAATTACTAGAGAGGGAAGGTTTACCCCTGCACAACTATTAAGAGGCTCAAGAGCCACAGATCGAAGCAGAGATAAGATAGCAACGGCGACAGGTAAAGCACCGCTTCAAGAGTTGGGGTCAGTTGGACAGGAAGTCATTGGCAGAACTATTCCTGATAGTGGTTCGGCTGAAAGAGCCGCGCTAATGATCGGGCTAAATCAATTAAGACAAAATCCTGGTGCGGTTGGTGCGCTTGGTTTGTTGAGTACGCTTGGAACAGGGGCAGTATATCAAAATCCGCTTGGCAGATCTTTGGTTACTCAATCTCTTGCTGCACCTGGAAATATATCACGATTGGGATCTCCCGCTGTTGGCGCAATGAGTACACCGACAGTAAATGAGCAAATTTCTAGAAGATTACCGCCGACAATTGAACAACTAAGATTACTTGAGGAAAGGTTTAGATAATGGCTAAGAATAACATTACTCAGTTTGATGCTACAGCGGCAAACAATACTGATATTCAATCGGTGGACATAGACGAGGGTTGCGCTCCATCCGGTA